CATTATAAATATCTTCTTTTATATTTGTATAGGCTCGATCATCTAAAATTTTATTTGCCCATAAATTTAAACTCTGACTGTTTATGCCTGCCGCTTTTCTCCACAAATATGTTGATGCATATGAAAACTCAAAATACATTTGGCCCGCAGGAAGCTCATCATGTGTAATTACTTCTCCCAAAGGAATATCTTTAAGATTTTTTTTAGAACTATCTAGGTATCTTTTTATTTCATTTTTTGATGCATAATTAAGTATGTCGTTTATATCACGAATATTAAAAGATGCTATCCATGCTTCATATGATTCATCTTCTATGGGGAAAATACATATTGTGGATGGTTTGTTTTTATTTGAATCAAAAAGCTTATTAAAAAAACTAGAATTATATTGATTTTTGATTTTTCCTATTTTATCAATATTTTCTTCAGTGATACGAGTCTCTGTAGAAAACCAGTTACGGACAGTTCCCGGAGAAAGTTCCAGTTTATCAGCAAGCCAAGAGGCTGAAAGGTGTTCCTTATCTAACCATTCCTTAATACTCTTCTTAAAATCTTCCTGAATTTTTTCCTTCAGCTCTTTGATGCTCTTTTTAGAGTTGTTCTGAGATGATTCTTCCAGCATGGCTTTAGCATAGTGTATGACATAACAGATTGAAAGTAAATTTTTTCTGTTGACAAAATACGCATATGTAAATATTAACATATGCGTATTCAGCATTCCGGGGAGGATTGAAAGATATCTTGCTCGACATGCCAAACAAAAGGGGCCACCTGTTGGAGCAGGTGACCACCAATAACGGGCATAAGCCCGATCAACTAAAACGTATGACTACTAACACAATAAACAGAAGTCCGCAAGGCGAAAATGCCTTGATGCCGCAGAACGGTGTTGTGCCGTTCCAGAACGAAACCCTGAATTGCACGGTTCGCGCCGTAGTGAAGGATGGCGAACCCTGGTTTGTCGCAAAGGATGTTTGCGATGCGCTAGAACTTCGAACCGATAATCTGCGTGCGATTCTGGAAGAGGATGAGATTGATACGGTCAACCCCTATACTATAGGGGTTGCTCAAAACGGAGGTCGCGCACCTCTCATCATCAATGAATCCGGACTCTACTCTCTGATTCTCCGCTCCCGCAAGCCGGAGGCGAAGAAGTTCAAGAAGTGGGTGACCGCTGAGGTTCTCCCCTCCATCCGGAAGCATGGTGTGTACGCCACCGGAGAGAAGCTGGAAGAAATGCTTGCCGATCCGGACACCATGATTCTGACGCTTCAGGCCTTGAAAACCGAACGAGAGAAGAGAAGGGGGCTTGAAGCGAAGGCTGTGGAAGATTCCCCCAAGGTGCTTTTCGCAGATGCCGTGATGGCTTCCAACAGTTCCATCTCCATTCGTGAGCTGGCGAGGGTTCTGCACCAAAACCATATTGACATTGGTCAAAACCGTCTTTTCCGCCAACTCCGGGAAGAAGGTTACCTGTGCAAAAGCGGTACGGATTACAACCTTCCCACTCAACAGGCTATGGATCTTGGGCTTTTTGAGGTCAAGAAAGGAGCTTATATTGATCCCAAAGGAAACAACATTGTGACCCGCACCACGAAAGTGACAGGCAAAGGACAAGTATACTTTGTCACCAAGTTCTTAGGGCGTCCCGCAGAAGCAGTGTAGTTACCATTCCCCCGTTTCCTTCTGGAAGCGGGGGATTTTTACTGTCCCCGGTACGGCATGGCGGTATGCAGATGCAACGTAGCATCCAGCCATTCTTCCGTCGTGAGTCCGCGTCTGGCCGCTTCAATCTGGATAAGCCGATACCGCTCGTTGGAAACCCTGATATGTACGTCTGTTTCCCTGTATACCTTGGCGTAATGGCTGTCGATAAGAGTGTCCAGCAGCCGCTGTTTGTCAGCGGGGATGGGGACCGTAGACAGCCATTTGTCTATCATGCCCTTTTTGACAGCACAGCGGTGTGCCAGTTCATCCCGAGTCATGCGGGTGTCTTTCAGAAATACCCTGATTTTAGCCTTGAGATCATCCATGCGTACATTTTTCGCATACAGGAAATCTTGGCAAGTCCTTTCTTGGATATTTTCGTCAACAAGAAATATTTATTGACTTTTGTTAGAGATGTAGGAAAAAATCTTTTCGCAATCCAATAAAAAACCAAGTTATGAAGATAACAACCCAACGCCAACACATACCACACTATGAAAGAGCCTTAGTCCGTGTCCTGTGTTTTGCGCGGAGATCGGGAGCCCTGTTCTCCTGCCATGTGAGCCACCTGCACCGCCCATTTGGCAATACCGTCCGCCGTAGGTTCAAATCCGCTTTGCGCAGCCCAGGCAGCAAATTGGCCGTAGGTTTCAGCGTCCAGTTTCAGGACAAGGTCCAAGGCGCCTTTGCATTCACCCGTAACATCGGGAGAGGATGGCTCCATCAGTTTTTTAATCAGCTCCGCCTTGGCAGGAGGAATTACTCCGGCTTTCTTCATCCAGTCGTCCACCGTACCCTTTTCAACAAAGAGCTGCTTTGCTAGCCAGAATCGGTCTCTACCATTGTCTTTGAGCCAGCGTTTTACAGATTCCTTGAAATCGTCCATGGCTTCAAGATAGAGATTTTTCCCCATTCTGCAAGACTAAAAATCAACACATAGCGGAAATATGCCATTTTTTGGTTGACGAATAGAGAAAATCCGCTAAATATATTCACATCAACTAGGGGAAACACCCCATTACAGCCATGATCGAAATCAAAATCCCCATCGAAAAAATTGCCGAAGACAAGGCGGCAAGCAAAGCACTCATTCAAGAGTGCGTTGAATCCGGGAAGGCTCCGGAAGATGCCTTCCTTGACATTCTCAAAAGGCGCGGGCTTCCCCCAGCCCGGAAGAAGAACCCTCAACCCAAGAAACCTGCCGCATGATTATCGAATACGACACAGAAGACCGCTGCATCCGTGTGAACGATGTAGCCGTGAGCCACGCAGATGCCGAACGGCTCATGAACGAGCATGAAACCGCAGCCGCAACCCTCGAAAACGCCCTTGTGCAGTACGAACGGGATCACGCCACGACGGATAATCCTGACGGCCATAGAGACTGAACTATGGAAGAATCCCTGATTGAAGAACTAAAGCGGCTCGGCTGGTACGAGCTTTAACCCCAACCCTAAACGACAATGAGAAAAATGACGAATGAACAATACTGGATGCGCCGAGACCGCGACGCAAAAACAGAATTCCTATACGGCTGCCCGCTGGATTTGCCGGAAAACGACCTCAAGCCCCGGTCCGGCATCGTGCAGAGCCTTGTCTTTTGTGCCCTGGTAACAGGGTTCGGAACAATCGTCTATTTCGCCATTAACTCCTTTTTATAAACAACTATGAAAGAACAACAGTACGAACAGACAATGTCCCTTGCTCAAGTATGCAAGGCCGCCCGTGAGAAAACCGGAGAAAAGCCTATTCACGCTATCAATGCGGCGAAATGGGTAAAAGCCGGAAAGATTCGAACGCACGTCGTTTGCGGGTTGACGCGCCCCCGGTTTCTGCTCTCCGAGTTCCTCGAAGACTACTACAAAAACGTGGCTCCCCGTTCAGTGGCGAAAGCCCGCTAACCCTTCCAGCCCAAGAAGCCCGCGGCATGATCATTTATTTCATCGTTAAATCTTAATTGTCAAAAATCATGGAAGGATTGAAGCAATTTATAGTGTCCATTGTGGAGCAGACTATTCAGAGTTTGCATGACCGAGGCTTGCTGCTCGTAAATGAAGGCGACGAGGAAAAGGCAACCCGCATGTTTAATGGAAAGCTGGAACTCTCTATAAACGACCTGGCGCAGCATCCAGCCTGCGGATGGTCACGCAAGAAGACTATCAAACTTCTACGGGACAAGCACATAGAAGACCTTGGTACGAGTGCCCGCGACTACCGTATTTCTGCCGTGAGCGTGTACCGCTTTCTTACTAAGGAGAAAATCTCTCAGACAGGGGTCGACATGAACAGACCTCCCACAAAACGGAAGAGGAACCCCTCAAGTACCATTTCCAACTAACCTAACTAAAATAACAACAAACCAATAGAACAAAAACACCATGCAAAGAAACGAATGCAAGCCCGGAACAGAAGTCATCATCCGGGGAACGATCAGTGAAGATGACGGAACGGATTTTAACTCTATCAAAATCACTATCCGCCGTGATGACGGCAAAACGGAAGATGGCTTTTTTGACCCTTCTGCTCTTGAGCCCGCCCAGGCGAAATACGACCCGGCGCGGAAATACCGCAAGGGGGATTTAGTTCGAATCACCGGATTTCACGGGAGGCTTTTCGGAAGTGGAGGTAATCGGGAGTTGTCCGCAAATAACGCAATTGGAGGCCAAGTGGCCCTTTGTGGAGACGAGATTGCGGGAGGGGATGTTAGCCTCCCTGATGGCGTTTTACTAAACCGAAACAATTACCTTTCAGTTGCTTGTATCAAACTTGTCAAGCCGATTGAAGAAATTGAAGCGGAACAGCCTTATAGGGTCGAAGAGATGGCTTTTAATTTCCGGGTCACGAGAGATATCTACTATATGCACACAATATGGTGGAATTCAGACGCTTGTCTCACATCTCCCTACAACAAGGAAGAAGCCTTAAGGAAAGCGCAGGAGCTTTGCGACGAACTGAACCGCAAGCATCAGGAATCCCTGAATGCCTAAAAAGCAGTTGGCCGGGGTCAGCGCCAACTGATCCCCGGCCTGTTACACAGAACCATGCAAAGATTATGAGTAACGCACCTACACATAAACTAGATTTGCCCCAGGCGCCAGTCCCGAAAAAGACACTCCATGAAATTGTGATGTCGGAGGACATGAAGAGACACATTGCCCAGCTTGTAGAGGGCATGATGACGCCGGAACGCTGTATCAGTATCTTCTGGCACTGCTGCCAGAAAACCCCACTCCTTCAGCAATGCGCCCCTGTAACGCTGATTGCATCCCTGAAAAACCTGCTGATGATGCGTTGTGAGCCTGACGGCATCCACGGCTATCTTGTTCCTTTTTGGAGCAATGATAAGGCAAGCGGCCGGTCTGTATTGACCTGCGTTGCTGTCCCCTCCGCCCGCGGCCTGATGCGTATGGCCCGCTCCAATGGCGTCACCAACCTCAATATTGGAATTGTGAGAGAGGGGGAGCCATTTTCCTGGGGCCTGGAAGAAGGAAAATTCGCAATGGGCCACATCCCGGAATGGGATGACAGCACGGCGCCCATCAGGGGTTTTTATTGCACCTGGACAGACAAGGACCTCTACCTACACGGAGAACGCATGAGCCTGCGCGCCGTGGAGGAAATCAAGGCCCGCACCAAGTCCCGGAACAAGGAAGGGGAAATTGTGGGGCCCTGGAAGGATGACTTTAGCCAGATGGGCCTGAAAACAGTGATCAAGCGCGCCTCCAAGCAATGGGATTTGCCCTTGTATATCCAGCAAGCCATGAGCGTCTCCGACGAACAGGAATTTGGAAGCGAAATGCGGAATGTAACCCCGGAAAAAACCGATGGACCCGCCGAAGGGGAAACCCCGTGGAACAACGCGCCAGCACCTGAAAAATTCCAGAACGACCAACCGGAAGCCCTGCCGGAACCGGAGCCGGAAAGACAGAATGACCTTATTCCCGGACTGAAGATGCCCACGCCGAAAGAACCCGTAACCATCAGCAGGGAGGACTATTGACATGAGCCTATCATCGAATTGTACCGTTTACGAGAACGTGCCGCAACGCTCGGAAGCGTGGTTCAAGCTGCGCTCCGGACGCCTGACAGCCAGCAATTTTGACAGGCTGCTTACCCCTACAGGACGCAAACCCCAGCCCAAGAACAACAAAGAAAGGGGCCCGTGGGGCGCCCTGATTATTGAATTGTGCTGCTCTTTCCTACGTCCCGATGAAATCCAATGGGAAGGAAATCGCCACACGGACCGGGGAGAAGAACTGGAACCGGAAGCCAGGGACGAATTCAGAAAAATAACCGGACTGACTGTCAAGGAAGTGGGGTTTGTCCTTTGCAAAGACGGCCCGGTTGGGTGCAGCCCTGACGGACTCATTGTTGATGCGTCTGGCGATTACATTGCCGGACTGGAAATCAAGTGCCCCCTCTCCAAGACACATGCTCTTTACCTGCTCAACGGCGTGCTGCCAGATGACTACCGGCAGCAAGTTCACGGCTCTATGGCCGTGACGGGGTTGCGGACATGGTATTTCATTTCCTACTGCCGGGGCCTGCGTCCGTTTGTCATCAAGGTGGAGTGGGATGAATACACGGACAAAATCAAGGAAGCCTTGGATGAATTTAAAGCGGAATATCGGGATAAATACGATCTCATTATGCCGCGCATCCGCCCGGCTGCAGAAGGGAGGGCGGCATGAACAAGCGCATCTTAGGTCTTGATCTGTCCCTTACCGCTACGGGGTGGGCTCTGGTGTGGGATGGTTCCCCGAAATGGGGCGTCATCAAATCCAAGCATAGAAGCGCTAAGCGTCTCTCTGAAATCCGCAATGAGGTACGAGTCATCATCTACCAAGAGCAGCCGTCACTTGCCGTCATTGAGGGCTATTCCTACGGCTCTCACCAAGGCATGGCCGGGCTGGCAGAACTGGGGGGCGTTGTTCGTCTCCTGCTGCTTGACATGGGGGTTCCCTTCATCGTCGTTCAGCCAACTACCAACAAGAAATTTGCCACCGGGAAGGGCAATGCGGAAAAGGATTTGATGCTCAAACGCGTTTTTCAGCATTGGGGCGCGGATATGAACAACAACAACGAGGCGGACGCCTTTGCCTTGGCCCAGTTTGGCCGCTGCTACCTCAACCCGGAAGGCTTTTGCGATTACCAAGTCGCGAGCGTGGAAACCTACAAAAGAAAGGAACTCGGCAAATGAGCCCCGAAGAAAGAGAGAAAAAACGGCGCTGGATGATGGAGTACAACCGCAGGCGGAAAGCCTCTGCCGCCAAAGCCACGCAGCTCGATCTGGACGCCCTCAACGCCATCTACGGCACCCGCCGCCGTGCCGCTCTCTGCCATCGACATGACCCGTCCGCCGCAGTCCTGGCAGTACATCAGCCCGGAGCAGGCGGGCATTTTGGAAAGGAGGCTCGCATGAAACTGACGCCTGAGCAGAAAGCCTGGTTTGAGTATGGGCGCTCCCGCGGCTGGCTTAAAGCCCACAGAAG